CAGTCAATTTTATTGATAAACTCCCACAGGGAGTCGCAGAGATTACAGCGGATAAATCAACCGTTAAAATTAAATGCGGCAAAGCAAAAGGAACATTTGCAAACGTATCAGTTTTTGGGGGATTTGATGATGAGACGAAGTGGACTGCGGTATTCTCGGATGAAAACGGTGAGGTCTTTGAGAAAATCAAAGAAGTTATTCACTGTTCGTCAAAAGATGCAAACGGATCAAACGTAACGGTCAAAGGTGTGTATTTTGACACATTGGATGGGGAAGCGTCAATTGTAGCATGTGACGGATTCAGAGCTGCGATATCACATTGCAAATGCCAATCTGAGGCAAAGCCTATTTTGGCTCTCGCTGCGACGCTTCAAAAGATTATGTCGTTACATAATGATGAGCCGACAGAAGTCTTTACCTCAGGAAACAAAGCGATGTTCAAATTCGGTGACTATGAGATAATCACCAAACAGTTGAGCGGAACTTTTTTGGATTATAAAAAGATATTCACAACTGAACCCGGAAAGGCGGTTTTCAAAATATCAAGGAGCGGCGCTTTGGATATTCTGAGCAGAGCAGAAGCCTGTATCGGAGGAACACAAATTCCCGTTATGCTTACTGCTTCGGAAGATAAAACCGTTACCTTCAGCGTTTTGTCGTCAACAACGGAATTTAACGAGTCAGCCGAGATTGACGGCGTTATCACAGAGACGATTGAAATAGCTTTCAATCCAAGATATCTGATTGACTGCATAAAAGCATTTCCAAAAGAGCAAATCGAAATGACTCTTTACGGTCCGACACGCTTTGCTATGTTTTCTGCAGGAGAACTTCAACAGATTATACTTCCAGTCAGAACAAGGAGAAATAAATAATGGCGGACATAAATACAGCGACATTCACCGGTCGACTTGGCTCGGACATTGAACTTAAATGCACACAGTCAGGCGCTTCGGTCTGTTCGTTCTCTATTGCCATTGAGAGGCGAAAAGGTAAGGACGAAGAAACAGCAACGGTAGATTGGATTGACTGCGTTGCGTGGAGATCAACAGCCGAATATTTGTCAACATATTACGGGAAAGGCAGAAAAATCGGTGTTTCGGGAAGACTTCAAACCCGTATATGGGAAGATAAAAACGGACAGAAAAGAAAATCTGTTGAGCTTATCGTTGAAAG